TTCGCCCCGTTGCCGTCGATTTCGATGTTGCGGATCGCCGTGTGCGCCGCGCCGTCCGCAATCACCACTCCCGTTGCATCCGTGCCGCCCTTGGTCTTTAGAACCGCGCCGCGCTCCCCGAGCAGCTCCACGCCGCTCGGAATGACGATTCCGCTGTGCACGAACACGCCGCGCGGTACCCAAAGCGTCCCGCCAGTCAGGCCCACGAGGTCCAGAGCCGCCTGGATCGCTTCCGCGTTGTCAGCGCGGCGCGGGTGCGCACCAAACGCCAGAATCGACAGCCGCTGTCCGTCGCCGCCGATGGTCCGCCACGCGGCGCCATCCCACAGGAACAGCGTCAGCCCGGGAACGCCGACTACGTGCTCTTCAGCAAACCCCACCGGCTCCGATGAGACGTCGCGCACGGTGACGTAGTTGGTGGCATTCGTGACGACCACCGCGACCAGCGAGCCTCGGTCCGCATTCCCGGCTGACGGCAGCAATACGGTGATCGGCTCGTCCTCACCATCGACCAGAACCGCGTCGAAGAATCGCGCCTGCGTGTCGCCGCGGGTGACGTCGCGAATCGTAAACCGAGGCGTCAGCCGATCCCAAAGCCGCTTGGTTTCCTGCGCCACGCCACGCTCGACCCCGACCAACTGCCGCTCGAGCTCCTGCGGCTTCGTGGTGACGTAGGTGCGCTGCGAACGTAGCGCCGTGCCGCGGCCGTTCTTCATGGCCAGAACTCCCGGAGACGCGACCGGCTCTCTCGCGCCTTGCGGGTGTCACGACGCTGTGGCGCACCGGCCCGCTGGAGCCGCGCGGCCTCGATGAGGATGTCCGCCCAGACCCTGTCCCGCTCAGCGGTGCAGAGCGCCGCGGCCCGCTGCGAGTCGTTGTCGCGCTGGTAAGCCTTCAGCGATGCATCCAGCAAAACCCACTCGTCCCAGCCCGCCACGCCATCGAACACCGCGCTCGCGACGTCCGCGTCCGCCACGGGCGTGAATGCCGGGATGTAGTACAGCGCGTAGGGGTACGCGATGTCCGGCGCCGGCAGGATCATCACCAGCCCGGCCGACGCGAGCGTCCCCGCCGGCGGCAGCTCGCCACCCGTCACCGTGTTCACCACGTCCATCAGGTGGAACTTCTGAGGGATGCCGGTCGGTGTGGACGAGCTCTGGAAATCGTTCCGCTCTTCGAGGCTGCATGGGTCCAGCGGCGTCACCACGCCCTGAACGGTGACGTCCACGCCGTAAATGCTGACCGCGCCCGCCGGCACCGGAATGGTGCCGTACGCTCGCCCCGCCACCGCGCCGGCGGTCATCGTGCCGGACACGCTCGTCATGTACAGCTCGTGGAACCCCGCCAAGCACAGCTTTTGCCGGAGCCGCTGCCACGAGTCCTGAATCAGAACCCGCAGATTGGCATCCGGGTGGCGGAGCTCGAGCCCCTCCAGGTCCGCGCGGTAGCGCAGCTGGGAAACGAGCGTGTTGAGCGAGCGCGGCCAGCTCATCTCAGGAGTAGCCCTCCTCGAGACACATGTGGATCAGTTCCTTCAGCTCGGCCGGGTCCACGTCGGGGAAGAGCCGCGTTGCGAGCGCGGTAAACTCGTCGCTCGGTTCCGGCGCTTCCTCGTCGGCCTCGTCCATGCCCATGTCGTCGCCTTCGGGGGGCGACTTGCCCCCCTTGGGCGAACCGAACGCGAGCACCGCCATCTTGGGCTTGGCGGCCATCAGCGAACCCCGCTCTTCGCGCCGATGAACAGGAGCCCGATCACGTTGCCGTTTGCGGGGTCCGCTGCGGTTCCTGCCGCAACGTCGGTGGTGAACTGCGCGGTGCCGGCGCTCGCACTGAGCGCCTGTCCCTGGCAGCTTTCGATCGTGGTGCTCACGACCGGGAACGGGAGAATCACAGCCAGCGAGCACGCGGGGAACGTCACGTCGTACGTTCCCGTGGTGTTCCGCGTGACCGCGATGCCCCGCGCGCTGCCGGTGCGCACCGTCGGCGCGCCAGTGGCGCCGATGTCGATGAGCACCAGCCCGAGCACGATCCCGCCGAGCAGGCTCGAGATGTCCTGCACGGCGGGCATGTCTGCAAGATTCGGCATGACTACACCTCAGGTCAGGGTCACGCGCCCGTTGTGTAGCGGTGCGTTCGTGTAGAGCGCCGGGTAGCAGATGAGACGGAACTCGTAGTCGTCCGTCGTCCCCTTGCGCAGCATGGTGAGCCCGTCGGCGTTGAGCGGGGCGATCAGCTTCTCGAGGCTCGCGAGCGTCCAGTACTTCATTCCGAGCGCGAAGTAGGTCCCCTTCGGGCAGTGGCGCTCGGCGTAGATCTTCTGGGTCTGGCCGCCCGTGATCACCTCGAGGTACTTGAACCCGAAGCGCGTGCTCTCGTCGGTGAGCGACCGCTGCCCACGGTTCTGCAGCGAGATCGCTAGCGACTGCCAATCCTCGGGGTGCAGGTAACCGTCCTGCGGCACCTTGGCCTTGAAGCGGCCCGACATGTACGCGCCGAGCTTTTGGATGCGCTCTTCGATTCCAGCGCCGGTCACGTCCGCCGACGGCACGTAGCAGCCGGACAGACGAATCGGCTCGGCCGTACGAGTCATCCCGTACAGCGCGGGCGGGGCGGCAGCGCCATAGATCTGGAGCTGGATCCCCTTCACGACCACGACGGCCTGGTCGCCGAAGAAGTCGCCTTGGCGGAACAGATAGTCGTTGTTTGCGAAGCTGGTGATGGCCGCCGCCGAAGCGAGCGTCACGGTCCCGAGCGCCGGATCCACGGCGGTCACCGTGGTGGAGCCAGCGCGCAGTACGTGAGACGGGTCGGAACCGTCGTTGGCCGAAGCCACCACGGTCATACCGACCTCGAAGCTCCGGGCCTCGTGCGCGTTGGTCAGGGTGACGGTGTTGGTGGAGATGGAGGCTCGGCGCCCCAGCGCGTTGCCACCGTTACCCCAGATGTAGATGGACAGATTCTCTGCCATCTGCTCGTAGAGCCCGTCGGTTTCCGCCGTCTGGTTCTGCAGAAACGCGCCCGGATTCTTGCGCGATTTCTTCAGCACCTCGTCGCCGATATCGACCGAGCCGTGATACTTGCCGTTCGTCACCGTGAACTTGGCGCCGGTGACGTTCGTGGCGTTCGTCTGAGCCACGGCGCGCGTCGAGCCCGCAATGCCTTGCGGGTTGGCGTACGTCATGGGCACGACTTCCGCGACGCCGACGAAGTCCTCGTCCTTCGCTACCTTGGCCAGGAACGGCCGTTCGGCGACGGTGAGGTCTTCGATCTTTCGAGCGGTGTATCGAGTCTTGAGTGCGAAGTCGAACGTGGTCGCCGTGCTTGCGTTGCACAGCCAATCGTTGACGGGTCCCGGGTCGCGAATGGCGCCCGAGTCGTCGATGAGTTTTTCGAACATGGAACAGCTCCACGAGCTGTTCGAAGCCGATCAGTCCGAATTGCGCAGCTGTTCCGAAGCCCAGCGTTTCCACTGTTCTTCGGTCATCTCGCCCTGTGGACTCGCTTCGACAGCCCTGGCTTGAGACACGGACTTGGGGCGCCGAACGCCCCGCTTCGCGGCATTGGGACCTGGCCGGGCAGGTGACGCGGCGTTTGAACCCGGCCGGGCGGGGGGTGTCTCAGGCTGTGAAGCCGCCTGTTCGCTGAAAAACTTGCCGAGCGTTTCGTACTCGGTGCGCGCGATCTCGAGCGCGCGGTCGAGAGCATCTTCCTCGTCGACTTCGCCGTGCTCGCTGAAGGCCTGCTCGTGAAGCGAAAACAGCAGGCTCACGAAAGAGCCGGACTTGGCCAGCTCGGCCAGACCCGGATCGTCCTCGCGCCCGCGTAGGGATTCGACCACGTACCCGCGGTAGTCGTCGCGGGCCTTTTGCTTGCGCGAGGTCTCGGCAGTGCGCGCCGCCTCGGCCCGCTCGCGCTCACGTTCTTCGCGCTCCTGCGCGCGCTCGCGCTCGATCGCCACGATCCGCTTGTGCTCCGGCGAGTGGAACACGGTCGCTACGTGCTTGTTGAGCGCGCTCCAGTCTCCCGCGTCGACTCCCGCCGCGGCCGCTACGGCCTTGGCGAACCCGTCCCAGTCTTCGGACTTGAGCGCCTTGGCCGCGGCGAAGATGGGCCCCACCTCGCGCCCCGTCTGCTCGAGCCAGTCGCCCTTCGCCTTCTCGAACGACTCGCGCTCGGCCTTCAGCTTGTTGCGCTCCGTGCGCTTCCAAGCACGGAAGTTCTCGCGCTCGCTCGGGATGACTCGCTCGCCATCGGCGTTCTCTTCCGGCTCCGCCTTGGCTTTGGCCTTGGCTGGCTTCTTCTCCGGTTCCGGTTTTGCCTCGTCCTTTGCGGGCTCGTCGTCGGAGCTCGGTGGGATCTCGCCCGCGGCTTCTGCGGCGGCCGCCTTGGCTTCGGCTTCCTGCCAGAGCGCTACGAAGCTCTGCTCGGTCTCTGCGGTCTGTCCGTTGGCGTTTTGCGGCGCGGCCATGGGTTACCTCTACGCTGCGGCTGGTAGCGGTGGAGCAGCCGCCGGCGGCAGCGGTCCGCCAGGGGCAGGAGTCATCGGCGTTGGCCCGAGGCCGCCAGCCATGACCTGCGGCGGCGCGGTGGCGGCCGAAATCTGCTTGTCGAGCAGCTTCATGTAGGTGCGCAGCAGGGATTGGTTGAACTCCGGCGCACGCTGCCGCTTCGACTGGAAATAGTGCTGTGCCACGAGTGCGAGCGCGCCCGGCTTGTCGAGGATGTAGCCCTGCGGGCCCTCGAACTCGAAGTCCTCGTCATCCTTGTCGGCGTCGAGGTAGCGGTCGACCAAGTCCTCGAGGTAGTCGCGCTCGGCGGATTCGGCCTTCAGCTCGTCTTCCAAGTCCGGCATGTCGATCAGCCGTTTGAACGCGGGCGGGTTGATTACGCCCGCTTGGAAGAGCTCCTGCGCGGTCTGCAGCTTGCCCGCCGGGTCGTTAGGCATGGCCGACGCGGGCGACAGCTGCACGCTGTACATGTCTTCCTGCAGTTCCGCGTCGCGCTTCCAGCTGATCTCTCGGTGAAACGCCTGCCCGGGCCACGGTAGCTTGTAGTCGTTGTCAGCGGCGACCTCGCGCGCGCAGGCCACGATGCGGCGCCCGAGCAGCGGGAAGGCGTTCTCGTAGCTCTTGGCCTTCACGCTAAATCGCGCCGATTGCATGTCGTTCATCGTGCGGATCGCCACGCCCGCGGTGATGCCCGGCTCTTTGCGTGCCGTCGCGTTCATCTGCGAGACGCCGGTGAGCTCGTAGTAGCGCCGGAAGTTGGACTCGAGCCACTCCACTTCACCGGGTCCGATCGGATGCGGCACGTCCTCGCGAGGGAACTGCGCGCCCGGCTTGACCTTGATCAGAACCTCGTGATCGTTCTGCTCGAGCTGCGATTCGTCGACCAGCGCATCGGCGTGGTAGTACGTGCGCTTGCTGCCGCAGATGGCGAAGCGCGCCTGCAGCTTCTCGGCGTTGACGTTCGTCTCCCGCGCGACGCCCTCGCCCTCCTCGATGAGAGACTTCCCCCAGAAGCTGAACCGCTGCCGTGCCCAGCGCACGAACACGAACGGGAACTCTTCCGACTCCCACTCTTCCTCGTGCACCACGCAGCCATTGATCACGAACACGTGCTTGCCCGGCTTGTTCGGGCCGAGCGGCAGGCGCCACGCTTCGATCACCTCGATGGGGTGCGCAACCCGAGCCATGTCGGGCGACGGCGTGTCGGCCATCGGCGCGCTCAGGATGGCCGCCTTCTTGTCCTCGTCGTCAACGTCGGACTCGTCATTGTCCTCGCCGCCCTCGTCGTCGTCGCCGCAGAATTCGCGGAGCGCGATGTCCAGGTCCATCGAGTAGATGTGGAAGATGTTGCGGGGCTGTCCGGTCTTTGCCTCCGTCGGATCGACGAAGATCTCCCACGGGTACGAACGCTCGATCGTCACCCGCTCTGGCTCGCTGAACACCTTGGCGACGCCCGTGCCGAAGATGAGCGCATCGAGCCAAACGTCCTCCATCAGCTCCCACGCGTTCGCGTACGGTCCCTGGGGCTGTCGGAGCTGCGCTTCGACGAACTTGTCGAGCTTCTTCGCGCGCCGGCGCTGCTTCCAGTCGCCGCCGTTCGTGGTGAACATCGGCTTCGGCTTCTGCCTGCCAGCAATCTCAGCCTGCACCGTGTCGCACGCCGAGCGGTGCAGGTTGTAGGTCAGCGGCTCTTCAGCAGCGAGTGGCCGGTACGACCCGTAGGCCTCGGGCGTCAGCCGCTCGATGAACCGGCCCTCGTACAGCGAAACGTTGAACCGGTACCGCTCGACCCGCGCCGTGGCGTCCTGCTTCAGGCCCTCGGCGATGCGCGTGACTTCGTTGGCGCACTCAGCCCCTTCGAGCTGAAACCACCGCGGGTGATGCAGCGCCGCTTTGGCCACTGCGCCGAAGTTGCCAGAGCAAACATCGACCGGTCAACCGAAATCTGTGAACTGTGGTTCACACATCGCAATCTTTGCGAGCGTAACCATGCGTTCACAGTAGCAAAAGTCCGGACTCGGGCGTACGTTCCCGAGCCATGTGGCGGGGGCTCTTTTTCGCGGCCGCGCTGGGCTGTTCCGGGGAATACCGAGACGATTGCCTCTGGCTGCGCTTCTGGGGCACCGCGCCCGGCCCGATCGCCGAGCACCCGCTCGAATGCGCCCTGCCGTGCGACCCAGCGGTCGAGCAGGGCTGCGAGCAGGGCGCCCAGTGCATCTCCGGCGAGCCGTCCACCCAGCCGTCCAGGCCGGTCTACACCTGCGAGTGGGTCTGGGCCCGCAGGACCCGCTAGGCCTGCCACCACTTGCGGCCGCGCTTCTTCTGGATCTCCCGAATCTTGAGCTCCATCTCGTCGGGCGGGGGCTTCAGGTATTGCGGGTCGTACCAGGGCCGAGCCGCGCGCCAGGCGTAGAGCAGCCCGTGGCTCAAGTGATCGTCGAAGCGGTCGTCCAAGTCGTCGCGCTCTTCGTTCCAGGTGATGCGCTGCATCTCGTCGATGAGCTCGCGGTTTCGGTGCGGCTGAATGCGCAGCGTCCCGCTCTTCAGGTCGCCGCGCAGCATCTCGAGGTGGATGCGCTTGTTCCGCTTGTCGGCCGGCTCGGCGGGGATGCCGTAGCGCTCGCGCATCTCCGAGGCGTAACCGATGCCAGCACCACCCGAGTCCACGACGATGCGTGCAAACGTGTAGCGGTGCCGAAGCGCATCGACGCGCGCCGCGACAGCCGACGGGATGAGCCCGCTCTTCTGCTCGCTCTCTAGCACGTACACTTCCGGGTGGCCGTCGCGCGAGGCGACAACGACGAACGACGAGGCATCGGAGTAGCCGAGGTCAACGCCGAGCGTGTAGGTCCACGCGCCGTAGGGCAGCTCGTCGAAGGCGTTCCGCTCCCCGTCGTACGGGAACACCAGCGCTTCGAGGTCCTTCACCCAGAGCCCGAGGTACTCACGCCGGTACGTCGGGTGCTGGTCGTCCCAGCCGTTGTCCGCCTTGCGCTTCTCGAGGTACTCCGCGCCGGCCACGAACGGATTGTCCAGGCACGTCCAGTTGTCGTGCGTCGACCACTTGACGCCGCCGTCGCCCGTCGAGCGCTGGTAGAAGAACCCGGCCGGCACCACGCCCGGTGACCCGCCGAGCGCGAGCTCGCCGTTCAGGTCGAGCAGCGCCGGGTCGAGGATGTCTTCCACGAGGTACCGGAGCAGCGTCGTGGAGAACGAACCCGACTCGTCGATGGCGGCGCGCCGGTAGCGCGGCCCGCGGAGCTTCTCGACGTCCGCGAAGTCCTTGCTGCCCGTGAGCCACACCCCGTAGCCGTTCGGCATCTCCGCCTTCAGGTCCGGCGTCTCGCGAAACCGAATGCCCAGCTCGTATCGGCTGTTCACGCGATGCAGCGCGGGCCAGAGGATGCGGCGCGCGTGACCGGCCGTCCGCGCGATGAACAGCGATAGCTCGTTCGGGTAGCGCTCCCAGCCGTCGAGCAGCCAGACCGCGAAGCCCTCAGTCTTGCCGGCGCGTCGCCCCGCCACAGCGCACTTCCGCGCGCTCGGGTCCAGCACAAAGGCCCGCTGCTTCGGGTGCAGTGCGTCGAGCATCTTATCGCGGTAGCCGGCGCTGACGGCGCGCCGTTCCGATACCGCCGCCTGCTCTCGGTAGCGGCGAGCGATCTCAGCTACCGCTGCCCTGGTGTTTCCCATCGACCACGATCGCCTTGACCTCGTCGACCATCGCCATCACCGCGCTCGGACCGTCGCTCCTCGGGTCGTAGCCGCGCCGTTCGCGCTGCAGCCAGGACCAAAACTCCACCGGGTCCACCGCGCCGAAGTCGGCCATGTGCCCCACGAATAGCTTGCGCAGCCGGTCACGCTCGGCGCGCTGCGGATGGTCCTGCCGAGTCACCGTGCCGAACAGAAGCAGCTCGATGCGCCCGTCGCGGAGCTCGACCGCACGCGCTTCGTCACGGCGCTGGGCGATGCGGTCGAGCAGACGTCGGGTGACTTTGCCCATTCAGTCCGGCTCCAGGATGCAGTGGATCTCGCCGCTCTCCCGCACGATGCGAAACTCACCGCGCTCGTCGCCCCAGACGCTGGCCTTGTTGTGCCGCGGGACGTTCAGGTCCATCGCGTAATCCTGCCCAGCGAGGCGGTCGATGAGCACGATGTCCCCCGGCTTGGTTTCGTTCGGGACGAACGCGCCCATGCCGCCGCGCGAGTAGTAGCCGGGGCCCGAGGCGATCACCTCGGCTCGGCACGTCCCGACGCGGCTGTGCGTCACCGTGTCCGGGATGTGCAGCCCGCCTTCAGTCATGGTCGGCTCGGGGAGGACGCGCACGATCACGTTGTCCTGGTACGCCCTGATGCGGGGCGGCGGATCACTCGGCTGCTGCATCTGGTTCTGGCTTGCTTCCACGTTTCACTTCCTTTGCTTTCTTCGGTTCTTCTTCCACCACAGGGCTGGGGTTCACGTTCCAGTCTGGCACCCAAAGCAGCACGCCCTTCGCGTCGCGCGCGAGCCAGCCCCCGTCCGCGCGTACCGCCTCGGGGTAGAACTGCACGCCACCCTCGCCTGGATTCCTCAGCCGCAACGGGCTCAGTTTCATTCGACCGGTTCCCCTTTCGCCTCAATCGCCTCCGCCGGCGGCGTCCACCCCAGCGCGACCAGCTGCGGGAACAGCCACGCCCGGAAGTCCGGGTCACGGAACGCGTCGGCGTACATCTCCAGCGGGTTCGCCGCGAACGTCACCTCGTGCCGCTGCCGCAGCAACCCACGCGCTTCGAGCCGAGTACGCGCAGCTGCCACCGCAGGCCCGTACTGCCCCGCCTCAGCAGCAGCCGCTCCCAGGTCGTCCAGCAGCTGCTCCAGCTCGGCCTTCACCACGTCGTCCGGCAGCTCGCGCCGTCTGACCAGGCTCGCCGAGGATGCAGCCTGCTCCCACTGCTTCAGCGTCCCGCCGTGTTCACCCCACAGCTCCACCGTCGACACTCCGCGCTGCCACAGCGGCACCCCCGTCTGCGTCTCTCGCCGCATGAGCTCCAGGCACACCGTGACCCGCTCCTGATGGCTGTTCGGGCTGCCTGCTGGAACCAGGGCTTTTTCAGCCTTGGAACCCCTGGCGCTATTAGGAACGGGCGCGCGCGAACCTGAACCTGATTTACTTGACACGTCAGCGCTCTCCCGGCTCTTCTTGGTCTCGCGACTTGCCGCCGCTCACGCCGCTACCGGTTGGCAATCCGAACCCGATGCGCCGCGCTTCGTGGGTCCGCGAGCCAAGTGGAAGGCCGCCCCATGGCCATCGCTGCTGTGCCTGGTAAGCGTTGGCTCGCACCAGGCTGCGGCTGTTCGGCTGGTCCGATCGCCCCCAGTACTTCGTACGACTCACTCGTCCTCCGGCTCCGGCTCGTAGCGGCGCTTGATTCGCTCGGCGCGCAGGTCGATCGCGGCTTGGTTGCCTGGCCCAGCCCGCCGCACGCACACCTCAGCGGCCAGCTGCGAGCCTGTCTTGTCGCTGTGGTAGCAGATGCAGCACAACGTCGGCATGTCATCGGGCGCAAGCGTGAAGGCATGCCGCGGGGTGCCTTGGCACTTCCGCTCCGCGTGCAGCAAATGCAGATTCCAGCAAGTGCAGCCCGGGTAATGAACCGATGCGTCATCGCCACAGGCCGCGCACATCGGCAAGCCCTCAACCGGCAGCGGCGGCGCGGTCGACTCGCTCGGCTTGGGCAGGTCGACGCTCGGAATCCTGGGCAACTGATCCAGCATCGGCCGTGGCGCGTAGACCATCTTCGTCAGCTCGGTCGCTCGCTGCAGGTCGATCTTCGGCTGCT